CATCGGATGACAACACACCGTCTTTTAGAAAAATTTGGTTATGTAAAAACATCTTCAAATTTTCTTCAAATGCAACTGGATCTCTTTACGATTCTATAAAAATTGAAGAAACCGGTAATTGTAGATTTGGCGATAATTGTGTTTATGCTCATTCAAGTGAAGAAATAAGGCAAAATTTGGAAGAATGCAAGTTCAAGGAAAAATGCAAAGGCATCATTATTACACAGATCAAAAAAGACGACAAAAAGGTCCGCAGATATGAAAACAATCCTGAAACAAGAAAATGTTGCAGACTTCATCCAAAAGAACGATTTATCGATTTCATTAAACGAATTCAACTCAACAATACCGGTAAGGGCGAAGCCCAAAAAAAGAAGACTCAATAAACAAAAACAAAACAAAATTCATCATTCCAAAAAAAGTGCCATATAGGTTTTTAAGTAAGTAGAATTAACATTTAAAAAAGGTAAGTAAGTAGAATTAACCTTTAAGAAGGTAGTTAACCTTTAAAAAGGCGGTGCAAAACAAAAAAATAAAAAAATCTCATCACAAAAAATGTGCCGAGATAAATAAGCTTTGATGAAAATAAAAAATTTGAAATTTAAATACAAAAAAAATAAATAATAAATAACAATTATGGGAATTAAAGGAATTAGAGACTTGCTCAAAAAACAAATTGAGAATTTTGAAGAAAAACAACCTGTTAGTCTTTTCAGCGGTAAAAAAATTGTTGTAGATGCTTCATTTTTTGTATGTATGTACAAAGCAGTGCAAAAGAATACTTTTGAAGAAGCATTTATGAATCTTTTTGTGGTGTTGTTAGAAAATAAAATTGAACCGGTGTTTGTGTTTGATGGAAAAGCTCCAGAAGAAAAAACATTGGAAAAGAAAAAAAGAACAATAAAGAAAAAAATGCAGTATGCTCGAGTTGAACAACTTGAACATGATTTAGTGAATTATAAAAAAAGTAAAGAAATAAGTCAAGATTTATGGAATATTAATAATAAACAAGTATTACCTTCGAAATTGTTGCCTAATGAAAAGATGTTTTCATTCAATAAAGTTGAAACGTATGTAAAAAAATTACGATCTCAAATTCTTGAAATTAGAGAAAAAGATTTTGTAATTCTTCGTGAATTATTACTTTTATTTGGAATTCCTTTCATAACTGCTAAAGGTGAAGCTGAAATATTATGTTCTAAACTTGTTAGAAATAATTATGCTGACGCTGTTCTTACTAAAGATACGGATGTTTTAGCTTGTTGTTCACATACAATGTTGAGTGATATTAATTTACCAGAACAAATGTTTACGGTTATTAAATTGGAAAAAATTTTAGATGGGTTAAAACTTGATGAAAATAGTTGGATTGATTTGTGCATTATGTGTGGAACAGATTTCAATGAAAATATTCCAAACATTGGACCCATCAGATCTTTAAGTTACATTCAAAAATATAAAACACTTGAAGAAATTAGCGAGCACATAAACACAGATAAATTATCATATGACAAAACAAGAAATATTTTTCAATGTCACGATGAACAAATTGGACCATTACCGATATGTGACAAAATAAAATTTGATGAAATTGCTGAAAGAATTACTGAAAAACGATTAAAAATTTCAGCATCTTCAATTCGACGTCGATTAAATTTAAATTAATTTACAATTTTTTTATAACTTTGTATGAGTTATAAAAACCTCAACATCCAAAAATTATAAATAATAAATAAACATGAATTTCGATCGAACAAGAAAATCAAAGATTCTTTATATTACCTATATGGATTTTGTATTACTTTCGTACTTTCTAACTGATTTGTTGTTGTATGTTAAAATTTTATTCAAAAAGTAATAAACTTCTGAATATTTTCGATTAAAAAGTAATGAGAGTAATCGTGGATAGTTGCGCAGGATCGAAAACGTCTTATTCAATAAAATACTAACATTTTACTATCTGAAATTTTTCTACACATGGGGCATTTAAATCCTAATTTTTCAGAACATGATGTACAAGCGGAAATATGACCACACTCCGTGAACAAAATATTTTTTTTTGACATGTAGCATACAGAACAAGATGCGTCAATTAAAAGTTCATTATTTTTATTATTATTGAATTGAATTTTAAATTTTAACAACCATTTAGGTAATTTGAATCTAAAAATGCTTTTATTTTTGTGTTGCTGATCAGTTTGGGCCTCAAGATTGTTGCCCTGACCTGAAGGGTCTAAATTCCAACGCGATGGATCAATTTCATCAATTTGAGATTGGATTTCGTGTAATTGTTGTTCTTGAAAAATTTGTCTTTGTCGCAATTGTTTCAACATAAATTCATATTTATTTTCATTTTCAAAATTCTCGTAGGCAAGAGCATATCTTGTCAAATTATTGATATCTGCAAATTTTCCAAAATACTTATTTTCAATATATGTGCGAAAAGGTACTAAATTCCTTCGGGTTGAGGGATTTAGCAAATATGAAAAATCTTTTCCCATCGTTGCTCCCAAATAAATAAATTTTTTTTGAATTTCAGAATCATCAATTAGTCGATTTTTATCATGAATATAGTGTTCGAGCGAATACGTGTAACACTGGAACATCACGTTAAGTGAAAACAATATTTTTAAAATTTTTTCTTTTGACATTTCACAAATTTTAGATGATTCTAAACTCAAATCAGCTGAAATTTTCAACATCATTCTTCTCAATTTCGTTAAACTCAACATATACCATTCAGGATTTCCGATCTTGCATTCAATATTATTCAATGAATGGATATTTCTCAATATTTCTGATTTAGTGGCCCGATGCATGTAATCACCTTGAAAACTAATGGAGTTTGCAATGTTCAACAATTCGTATCGTGTCATGTGATTTGAATAAACTAACATTTTTAAATTAAACTACTTTATTTTTAAACCACCTTTTTAAAAATTATACAAGGGCAAATTGATTAGAAAAATTTTAAGTGTCCAAAAAAAATGAATTTTCAATAAACAATGTAATAAAATAATTAAAAATGCCTTTAACTTTCATGAGTAGTAAAAAATATAGAAATTACACAGAGTCAGATATGACCAACGCTTTAATAAATATTAAAACTAGAAGAATGAGTGTTATGAATGCTTCGAAAACGTTCAAAATTCCACAGCGAACATTGTATTATCGTATAAAAAAAACATTAGAAGAAGAAAAATATACAAATATAGAACCCGAAATTATAATTGAAGAAAAGCCTTACTTGATAGAAACAGAATCAATTTCTGAAGAAAAACTTGATGAAACAATAATAAAAATAGAATCAATTTCTGAAGAAAAACTTGATGAAACAATAATAAAAATAGAATCAATTTCTGAAGAAACAATAGAATCAATTTCTGAAGAAAAACTAAAAATTACTCATGAAATTGACATATTAGAACAACAAATTGAAGATGATCAAATAAAAAACAAAAGTGAATTATTACGACGACTATTTTTATTAAAATTAGCATCAAAATAATTTTTTAAGAATTCATAAAAATATAAATTTTTGTTCAATATACTATCTTCTTCACAAACTCATAATTTTGAAAATATAAATTGATTTTTCATTAGAGTTGATGAATCAACTTAAAACAATGAATATTAAATCAGAAGAAATGACCATTAGAGCAGAACAAAGAGCCAAGATGAAAAAATAGATGAAATGCTTGAACAAAATGAAGAACTCAAGCTGGACGTAAAAGACGTCAAGGGGTATTGCATGTGTCGAAAGAGCACCTTTACCTGAAAAGTCATCAAAACAGGAACGATTTTTATTGCTGAAAAGAAACGACGAATATTATCCCTTATTATGTAATTAGAGCTCACGAACGAACGCCCAAGCTGCAAAAAAACGTCAAGAGGGTGTTTATACAAATTGAAGTTTTATTAGATACACTTACACACAGTATTCCATCATCAATGAAATAAAATTTTATGACTTTTTCAAGTCGTAAAATGTTTTTAATAATTAATTTTATTTATTATTATTGTTAAATCATTTTATGACCTTTTGTGAGGTCGTAAAATTTATGAAAATTAATTTTCAGGTACCTTATGGGCGGGACCCGAAGGGTCCAACATATCATATTTGACATCATTAATTTGATTCATCTCTTCTATCAATTCTGCTTCATCAACATCTTCTCCTACGGCAGCTTGCCAGCGGAGCTGGCCGCCCGACCGCGAAGCGGCGGCGCCTCCGGCGCAAGGGTCGCTGCCTCGGAAGAATGAAATAATGATGATATTGAAGTGTATAGTTGTCATCTCCTTAAAAATAAAATTGATAACGTTGACAAAATAAAAAGAAGAAGCACTTATTGAGCAAAATAATCATTGAAGAAGTAATACATTTTATCACCTGAAAGGTCATAAAATTTTTATATTTTTGAGAATATATTTTTTATATTTTTCAAAAATATATTTTTTTTAATTTTAATTTTATATTTTTCAAAAATATATTTTTTTTAATTTTAATTTTATATTTTTCAAAAATATATTTTTTTTAATTTTAATTTTATATTTTTTTAATTTTAGGTACACGCCATACAAATATCATCTGTGCAAGTTTTAGGATTAATAGTAACTTTTGTAGCGTTAGTTGCACTTTTTGTACGCAAATAGTACATACCAGTCTTTAGACCCCTTTTATACGAATACATGTGCATACTTGATATTTTGTTAATTGATGGTATTTCAACAAATAAATTCATTGATTGACTTTGATCTACATATTCGCCACGATCTACTGCCATGTCTATGATATCTTTCATTTTCATTTCCCAAACTGTTTTATACAATTCTTTCAAATCTTTAGGAATATTCAAATTCGCGACGGATCCATTATCTCTTATTAAAATTTCTTTTGTGACTTCATTCCATAAATTGAGTTTGTTTAGATCATCGAATAAAAATTTATTAACTACTATAAATTCTCCAGACAATACTCTCCGTGTGTACAAATTTGACGTAAATGGTTCAAACGCGTCATTGTTTCCCATTATTTGAGCTGTTGAAGCAGTAGGCATCAGAGCAATAAGAAGGGAATTTCTAACACCGTGTTTTAGTATTTTTGTTCTCAGATCATCCCAATTCCATCTTCCGCTCCGGACACCGCGCACCCAAGCTCGGTCGGTGTCATCACCATCTTGAAGATCGAATTGAAATAAGCCTTGTGATAAAGGAGATCCTTTGAAAGAAGAATAAGGGCCGTTTTCAATTGATAATTCCAATGAAGCTTCAAGAGCTGCATAATAAAGAGTTTCAAAAATATCTTTGTTAAGTTGTTTGGCAGCATCTGAAGTGAAAGGTAGTCTGAGCATAGCAAAAACGTCTGCAAGACCTTGAACGCCTATTCCTATGGGTCTGTGTCGTAAATTTGATGTTTTGGTTTCAGGTAGTGGATAATAATTTTTGTCAATAATTTTATTTAAATTCCGAGTCACAATTTTAATGATTGAATAAAATTGTTCATGATCAAATATTTTCTGATCCCGCCCGGCTACAAACATAGGTAAACAGATTGATGCAAGATTACAAACTGCTATTTCATTTTCATCCGTGTATTCAACTATCTCGGTGCACAAATTTGATGATTTAATAACACCAATGTTTTTTTGATTACTTTTTCTGTTTATGCTGTCTTTAAACAAGATGTATGGGGTTCCTGTTTCAATTTGTGAAATAATAATTTTTTCCCACAAATATTGAGCAGATATTGTTTTTTTGACTTTACCTTCGCTTTCGTATTTTGTGTATAGTTTTTCAAATCGATCACCGTAATTGTCATGTAGGCCTTTACATTCGTTTGGACACATTAAAGACCAAGTTTCGTTTTTTAAGACTCGTTCCATAAATAAATCAGGAATCCATAAAGCATAAAACAAATCTCGTGCGCGTTGTTCTTCGGCGCCAGAATTTTTTTTCAAATCAAGAAATTCCATAATATCTGCATGCCACGGTTCTAAATAAATAGCACAAGATCCTTTGCGTTTACCACCTCCTTGATCCACATATCTAGCAGTATCATTGAATACTCTTAACATTGGAACGATGCCATTTGAAACACCATTGGTTCCGGCAATATACGAACCAGTCGCACGAATATTGTGTATTGATAGACCAATTCCACCAGCATATTGAGAAATCATGGCGCAATCGGTAAGAGTTTTATAAATACCTTTAATACTATCATCATTCATTTGCAGAAGAAAACAAGATGACATTTGAGGTTTACGAGTGCCTGCGTTAAATAACGTTGGTGTAGCATGAGTATAATATTTTTGACTTAATAAATCATATGTTTCTTTTATATTTTTTAAATTTACATTTTCTTCATGAGAATGAATACCAATAGCAACTCTCATAAACATATATTGTGGTCTTTCAACAATTTTGTTATTAATTTTTAGTAAATATGATTTTTCTAAAGTTTTAAATCCAAAATAATCATAATTGTAATCACGACAATCAATAATCATTGAATTTATAAGTTCTTCGTTTTTTTTAACAATATACCACACTTTTTCATCAATTAAGCCCTTTGGACCTGACAACTGATCAATAGTTTTTGAAAACAAATTTTGAGTTTCTTTGTGTAAATTGGATACTGCAATCCGCGCTGCTAATTTTGCATAATCAGGATGAATTATTGCCATAGTTGCAGCAATTTCAGCAGCCAAAATATCCAAATCAACTGTTTTCACACCATCATATATTCCTTCCACCACTTTAATTGATACTTTAATTGGATCTACTTTCAATCGATTTTCTTCAAGACTCTCTAAAGAAGAATTCCCTTTTAAAGCTTCTTTTTCAGAAGAAAAATGATGTAGATCGCATAAAGTTGAGATACGTTTTGTAATCTTATCAAGAATCACGTTTTCTTTACGTCCGTTTCGTTTAACGACTTGCATTTTAACAACTTCCATTTATATTACGAATTATATATTGTTAAATTGAAATATTAAATTTTTTTCAATTTGTTAAATTTTCTATAATTTCTGAAAAAGCAAATAAAAATTTTTATATCCTTTT